TGGTGGCGCCGTTCACCGTAGGACCAAACAGCGCGTAGTAGCGCGGCACACCCGTATCTTGCGGTGTCGGATATGCCTGCCGAATGAAGTTCACATCCTTGTTCAGCAGGTACTCATACGTGCCCGTGTTCAAGTTCCCGCCCGTTACGTCCGTGATAACGGCCAGAGAATAGACGGAAAGAAAGTCATCGGGCGCAGACAAATACTTGTTGCCGTTTGAGACAACACCTGTCATGTTCTTGCGCAGGGACGGAAACTGAACCGTGTTGTAGATGCGCTGCTCAGCTTGTTGGACGAAAACGGGTATCTGAGCAACGAAATCGCTGCTCGGGTTTTCGGTGTACGCCTGGATGGCGTTGCTGAGTTGCGTGTAGTTCATCTACGCCTCACGCCATCGGGCCGCGAGCCATCGTGCCTTTGGTAGCGCAGCCAGTGCCACGAATCTTGATGCCGCTGGTCTTGGTCGGCTTATATTCGTTGGAGTGCATGTTGGCCACGGACACGTCCATGCGCAGCGCCTTTTTGATGTCGTCAGCGCCAACAACCGGTGTGGCCACCGGCTTGGGAGTCTTGTAGGTTGCCATGTCAGACACCTTTCTGCTTGCGACCAGGGTTCATCTGGTTGGCGACCTTGGCCAGACCACGACCCATCTTGAGCATGTCGCTGTTGGTCTTGCCACCAGCGCGCATTTTCTTGACGTTGGCATCAGGATGCGCACCAGCGCCCTTAGCCATGTGCTTCTTCAGCATTTCCTTGACGCTTGCCATTTTTCGCTCCTATGCCGTCACAACCGTGACTGTACCAATTTGGATGGTTAATACAAGGTTATTGGGTGTCAGCCCAGCATCGGGGCCACGAGAACCACCAACCGGGTTCCAGCCCCACTGGAAGTCCCGACTGCCTTCACTCGGGAAACCCACCGCTTCCTGCGTGGTTGCCGTTGTGTCCACAACCTGCAAACCCGTATTCCCCGACTGCACGTAACTCAGATCAGGACGCGGATTGCGCAAGCCTTGCGGGTCATCGACCGGATACATACCCAACTGCAACTGCGGTTGGTCGGGGTCCCAGCAGACCGGGCAGACCAAAAGGTTGTAGGTCTTGGTCTTGACGACTTCCTTGCGCAGTTGCGTGAGCTTGAACCGAAAGTCGCAGCGGTCACACTGCGCAATCGCATTCTTGCCTGACGCGAACCGGTTACCCATTTAGGTGCCGCTCCCGATGTACATCTGCCGGGGCACAAACCGCACCGCTGCCTTCTCTTGATCCTCACCTGCAGCAGTCTGCCAAGCCTCGTCGTACTGCTGCTTCAGAATGTCTAGGCGCTGCAGCCCATCAGGCACCTTCAGCGCGATGTAGTAGGCCAGACCGGCCACGAGGCAGGGCAAGAAACGGAACGGCACGTCCATCGTCTTGACGCCACCGCCGGCGTCCTGCAGGCGACGCAAGCGCCAGTACACGAATTGGTAGGTCTGGCCAGGATTAGGCGTTGGCCAGACGGTGATGCTGTTCTTCTGCGACAGGATGATGGCCGCACCAGAGTTATGGCCTGCGGCAGTTGTGCCGCCCTGGCCACGGGCGCAGTTCAGCAGCAACGCCGGGTTGCCGCCACTAGCGGGCTGCACCTCGTTGAACGCAATCAGTTCGTTGTCGATCTTGATGAAGCCCGCGTTGGGCACACCGGCAAGCGAAGTGATTGGGATCGACGTGGTGTTGTCCAGAATGGTGGCCTGCAGCGTCCCGGCAAGCACGGAGTCCTGGCCCGACAGCTTCTGAATCCAGACCTGAATGGGTCGGCCTGTGATCAGTTTGTTGGGAATGGTGGCGTAGGTGCTGACACTGATTCGGGTGATGGTCAGGTCGGCTTGATTACTGGGGACGTTGGCGTTGGTGCGGATGACGTGGTCGAGCAAATCCACCGTGTCGTCCGGCAGCGCATAGGTCGGCTGACCAGTGGCCAGGGTGATGACGTTCTGCTCGAACGTCCACATGTTCACGCCCCGGTTACCCCAGTCGGCGAAGAGCAAGTTCAGGCTGCGACGGGCCGTGCGCAAGTCGTAACCGGTGCGCATCTCGCCACCGGCACGCTCAAAGGCTTCCTCGACAATCTCATTGAGGTCGAGGTCGAACGCAGCTACGCCTGAAGTTGTCATGCCTTAGCCTTATGTTTAATACATTCCAAAACCGGCAGCTTGACCGGCTGGTGCCGATCCACTCATTTGGTTCATGTATCCACGGCTACCAAAACCGCCACCAAACCCACCGCCGAACGGGCTTGAGCCGCCTTGAGGCTGAGCGAAATTGCCTTGAGGCTGAGCGAAATTGCCTTGTTGCATGCCGCCGCCAAAACCTTGGCCACCCATGTATGGATTGAAACCGCCGCCGAAGCCGCCGAAGCCGCCGAAGCCTTGCCCACCGCCAAAACCTTGGCCGCCCATCACCGGGTTAAAGCCGCCGCCGAAACCGTTGCCAAAGCCACCACCAAATCCGCCGCCAAAGCCACCCATCATGGGGTTGTAGCCCATGCCGTAGCCACCCATTTGGCCGAACAGACCGCCCAAGCCACCCATGAAAGGATTGAACTGGGGCTGCTGGAACTGCTGGTATGGGTTGAACTGCTGCTGTTGCTGATACGGGTTGAACCGCTGCTGTTGTTGGAACTGTTGGAGTTGCTGATACGGGTTGAACCGCTGTTGCGGCTGCATATCCGCAGGCGGCGGAACGCGATACTCAGGTAATTTGATGTTGGCGAGCATATGCTGACCTTCGGGGGTCATCGCGTCGCTACTCAGCCCGGCATTGCCCGAGGGCATAGAACCAAGAGTCTGACCCCCAACCGTTCTTGCAGCATTAAAGGACGGGAAGCCGGGTATCCCCGACACCATTCGGTTGTAGTCGTCAACTCGACCTGCACCCAGCGTCGTGCCCGTCCTGGGCCTTGAATATACCGGAGGATTGGGGTCTAGAAACTCCCCCGTAGGAGAGGGCACCGGGGGGGCTTTCCCGCGAAGGGACTCAAAAGGGTCGAATACATCGTCGTTAAAACGGTCGCTGTAAGCAAGCATTATCTGAACCTCGCGGTTTTCTTAGCAATAGCTTTGGGTTGCGCTACGAACTGCTTGCCGGAGGCTTTGCCTGCTCGTTTTGCTCGGGTTGAGGCGGCGTACTCTTGGGGCGAGAGAGCCTTGATCGCAGCTTCTGGAAGGTATCGCTCACCAGTTTTACTAGACGGTTTACCACTTTTGGTCCTCCACTTCTGGTCAGTCCAGTCCTTCAGAGACTGCTGAGGCTTCTTAGTCACGGTACCCGCCGCCCTTGGCCTTGTATTGCTTGGCCAGAAGCTGCGCTTTGCGGGCGCTCCACTGGCCTGCCGCCGTGCCCTGCGTAGCCTGCCCCTTGATCTTCTCAAAGAGCGACTTGCGCATACCGGGTTTGGTGTAGTTGCCCGCTTCGTTGACTTTGGACTTGGTGGTCCCGCCTTCGGCGTACATGTCAACGTCGTTCGGGTCATCCTTGCGTCGGATGACCTTCTTCTTGGGCATCTTGGAGGGGGCGATTGCCCCCATCCCCCGGCTAGGCATCATGGTTACACCATCTTTCCACGGGTTTTGCCGCGCATGGCACAGCCGTCTGCACGCTTGGAAGCAGAACCAACTTTGCCGCCTTTGCGGAAGGTGGGCATATCTGCATCCTCGTTTTCGTACCGAACCCGCGTACCAGGGCGATCCACATCCGTCAGCTTGAACTCAGGACGCCGAGGGCCTTGTTCACCAAACACCGGCTTTTTGTCACCGACGTACTGCACATCAGGCGGATCGTCCTTGCGACGCGTGCTGTAACGCTTACCTCTGAACGTGAACTCGTTCAGCCCGTCTTTACGAGCGTCGGCAAATGCTTGCTCGAACTCGCTTAGTTTGCGCTTGGTTGCCATGACGGCTCCTTAAATCAGCACTTCCCGCCGCGCTTCATGCCCAGAGGCTTGGCAGCGCCCATCTTGATCATGGTGCCCTTGGTCTTGCCCTTGGTGGCCACGCCATCGCGGCTCGGAGCAGCGGTCTTGACGGTGCCCATCTTGGCCTTGGTGATGCCGTTACCGGCGCTGCCACCCATAGCCATCTTCTTCATGCCCTTCATTTCGGACTCCTCGTGTTTGATCATTGACTTAGGAGCACCAGCCTTCTTCATGAAGCCGATCTCCTTCTTAACCATCGCCTTGGACTCTTTCATCTCGCCACCTTTTGCAAACTTGCGGCCTTTGTCCGCTTTCATGAACTCGGCCCCCACTGACTGGGGAACGCCCGCCTTCTTGGCAAACGCTGGGTTGTTAGCCACCGCCGCCATGAACCTGTGCTGCTTACCGCTTGTGCTTGGCATGTCAGTCTTTCAACTCATGCGCTTCTCGATACGCATCCCATTCAGGGGCGTCGGCTGAAGCGTACAGGTACTGAGCAGCAAACTCAAGCAGCATTGGACTGTCTCTGAAATGCCCCAAACCACGGTTGCAGTGGCTGCACAGCAACCCACGTACTTTCCCAGTTGCATGGTCGTGATCCACAACCAACTTATCGGGTGTTCCGCAAATCACACACTCATGCGTCGTGGCTTTCAGTTCTGCCAAAGCCGCGTCTGAAATTGCATCCCTGTACTTACCGCGACAGTTCTCGTTGCGGTACTCAGAACGGCATGCACGGCACCAACTATCCAACCCGTTCCGCTTCTTGTTGTGCGGAGGAAAAAACTCTGTGGTACCGGGCTTACCGGACTTGCAACGAGTACAGGTCAGCAGTTCCATGCCTTCAACGACAAAGCCTTTCTAGTCGGCTTGCCCTTCTCGTCCTTCATTGGCCCTGGCATCCCAGACATTCTGGCGCAGAAGGACCGCCGTCTTCCCGCGTCTTTCTCCGTCTTCGGATGGGGTGCGGGGGGTTTCAGTCCCGGCTTCCCTGGATTCGCGGCGTTGTAGGAGGCTCGCCCCTTGGCGTTCAAGCCGCCCTTGGGGTTCTTCCCTTCCTTGCGTTGCCATGCCGGGGTCTTAGCCATAGAACAAAGTCACCGCAGCGGCGCTGCCGGTGTCACAGAAGATACCGTTCTCAGCCAAGA